GCACGATCTAAGATATCCTTGCTTGCTTCAAGCTGAACGTACTCACTCTTAGCACCACGAGCGAGTTCAATAAGCTTTGCTGTAGCAGTCGTAGCGTTAAGTCCGAGGGTTTCTTGAATCCTCGTCATCATATATGCTTGGACATGCTTCAGTCGCAAAGCTTTACTAGCTGTCACTCTCCCACTGTCTCCTGTTGCGTAGCCAGCTTCAAGACTTGCATCTTTAATCGAACATCCTTTTGCTACCAACGTATCAACCAAAGCCGTCTGTTTCGCCGTCAATGTCCGACTTGTATCTATCTTATTCATTTGGCAAACACCCCCTATGTCCCCCTCTTTACAGACTAAATATGCACCCTGTCAACACACAAAAGATAATAGATGCCATTCGCAAAGGAGCGAATGGTAGCTTATCGTATTACCTCGACCAAATAAAGAGCCTAAGATGCCATGTCTACCAACTCTTAAGTACGGTACATTATGTTGCACTGAACTTCAGCAATTAATGTATCGAAACTCAGAGTGGTACTAAGCACCCATGAACTTGTTATTATAAGTCGCAGTTTCACAAGACGACAAAGTATAAATAAACATCTAAATCTGTGATGTCTAACTCCTATTTCATCCAACCCACCATGCGTGTTTTTATACGACCTCGAGTTCCTTTGCCCTATGCTAAGTGTCACTAATCACTCCCATCATTTCCAGAACAAAGAACTGACTAATTCAAGTACCCTTAATCTCAGCCAGCACAACCTAACATCCAATTGATTGCGTTGCCATAAGTTAAGCGTGCGTAAAACTCATGCCATCCAACCTCTAAGATATGCAAAGAAAGTTATCTCCTGACAAAAACCAACTAAAAGACTACTAAAACCATAACTACTGTTTTCAAAGATGAAGATCTGTAAAAGTGATTTATTCCTAGCCATTTAAACTACTCCTAAAGATTTAAATCCATGCGAATTACCTAAGAATCATGCTCCAAGTCAGCATAACTCTTTATCTGATACAATTAACTATGCGCTCCAAGAATCCGTAAAGTTAATGTATCAGACTTTATATTGCTGTTCGCTAGATGCTAAGCCTTCGGCTTGGCGAACAGTAGCTTGTAGGTGTAAAAAGTGATGCTTTGGTTTCCACATGATGGTAATTCCCATCGATTTAAACCAAGGAGTACTAGAAAATGCCTAAAAATAAATCACTTACAGAACTAACATCTTTGAAAACAGCAGTTATTAACCACCACGCAGGAGATAACTTTGCATATCTAAGAGGTCAAATGGCACGAGACGCATGCTTTACTTCTAACAACGCAATCAGTTGGAAGGTTGAGCAAATGTCAGAGGTTAAGGGTGAATTAGTCGTCCTTCGCTCTGAAAATGCTGGTAGTGAAGTGACAACTAATCAGATGTCAAAGAAACTCGAGGTCTACAAAAACATGCAAGCTGAATTAGCTGAACTAGAACTAAGACATCAAGCAGATTTAGCTGTTCATTCACACTTTGTCGGCGAAACATGGACTAAGAATAAAAAGTCCAAGGTTACTAAGAACCAACTAGCTGAGTTGGAAGAAATCGATAAATTAATTGCTGAAGTTCAGTTTATTGCATCATAATAACCTCCCTAAAGAGTCGGCAGAAATGTCGGCTCTTTTTTTTGTCGAGTTAATAAAGTTGGTTACGAAATAAAGGAGTGTATAATATGTATAAGGTAGTGGTAAGTGTAAGATATAACACAACGTATTGGACTGATTACACAATCAGAGAAACCAAATACTTTTTCCATGCTGTAAAGATTATAAACAAAATAAAAAACATGGAAGATGCAAACACTCGCATAGAAATAAAACCAATCTTATAAAATCCAAAGACCTCGCCGTCTAGCTTGTATTAGTAGTAGTAATGACGGCGTCAGAACATCCATCAATAATTCATATTAAAGGAGTAGAGAAATGAAACTAACATTATGGTTTGGAATCTTTATCAGCTTACAAATAATTGTAATGCTTCATCACTATCCAGAGATCATGGGTAGTTGGTCAGGCATATGGCAATTAATATTCATAGGAATAATTGGTAATTGTATTGTCCATTTATTCATAGTTATACCATCAATGGAGAAACATAATGAGTAAACCTGAACGTATCCTGAAGAAAATGATTGAACGCATTGAAGAGTGCAGTCAAAGCTGGGTTATGCCTTGGCATCAGAACGATTTTAGTATGCCAATCAGCATTAAAGGACATCAGTATCAAGGATTAAATTCAATATGGCTTTGGATGTGTAAAGACATTCAAGGCTATTCATCAAATCAATGGGGAACCTATCAGCAATGGAAAGCAATCGGTGGCAATCTTGGTGGACAATCAGCATCAGCATTTGACCAATATATATTACAACCCAAATTAATAAAGGATGACGACGACAATAAATTCCTTAAAGGATTTAAAACATGGGCTGTATTTAATCGTGACCAGGTCAAAGGTCTTTCTAGTATTGAAAGCGATCAACCATTTAAAACAGTGTATTCAATAAACCCAGATAAAAGACACGCCGTTCAAACATATATATCATCAACAAAAGCTGTCATTGTTCATAAAGAAAACAAAGCATATTACCGACCATCACAAGATTTAATTAACATGCCTGATGTCAGTAAGTTTAAAGATGAATTGTTTTATTATTCTACACTGTTCCATGAACTTTCTCATTGGACAGGTGCAAAAAATAGATTGAATAGAAACTTCTCACGCAAAAGAAAAGACTATGCGTTTGAAGAACTGATTGCTGAAATGACATCAGCATTTCTTTCATCACAATTAGGTATTGCATCACAACCAACAGAAGATTGTATTACCTATATGAAATCATGGATTTCTGCTATGAAAGAACAACCAAAAATACTTTGGGATGCTATTACACATGCCAAAGATTCCATGAATTATTGCAATAATTTACAGCAATTTGAACAATTAAAGGTTGCTTAATTAGGTGCATTAATGCAGTATAATACTATATAATTAACCAAGGAGAACTATTAATGCAGTATATAGATGAAAGAAATGAGAGAGTTTTATGCGACACAATATGTTATGCTACCGAAGATCCAATTATTGTAGCGTCATATATAAATCGTTTAAAAGAATATTTTTATCCTCTTAATCACGGACATTTAGAATCACTCGAAGCTGAAGTTAATGCAAAGCTTGATGCTATGGCTGACGAAGCTGAAACAGAAATGATTTTAGATCACGATGAAAGGAGAGTAGTATGAGCAAAGTTATTAAATTTAAAAAAGCAGAACTGCAAACAATAAATGTGACGGCGAAAGCTACCATTACTTTTCAGTTTGAAGGTGTTAGAACCAATGAACAAATTGAAAGTGAGTTCAAATACATCTCAGAAATAATGGATGATAATTTATCAGGCTGGAAATTCTCAATAGACTTAGACAGTTATCTACCATAAGAAAAAAGAAAGTGCCGATGGGACCCCCAAATATCCCATCGGTTCTTTCGACTTTAGTTAATACTTGAAAAGGAGAAAGTAAATGAACTATCAAAAAGCATTATGGTTTGGTGGAACTGAAGAAAGTCAAAAGAATAAATTAAGAGTTCATGTTTTTGGTGAGTATAAAAAGAATGGTCAAGTATTTTTGACAGTCTGTAAAGACAATCAAACTGCTATCAATTCTCAAATAAGATTTGGAATTTCTAAAAAAGATATTTTATGGATTGAGGGAGAAAGTAAATTTAAAAAATAGTTGTACCCACTGCATTAATGCAGTAGAGTATAAATATGGAACCATATATAGTAACGTTAATTAAAAAAGCACTCGAGATAAACGTGCCAATATTAGAAGCCTTTAAAGAATCAGGTGTGCCGACGTCTACTTACTATCGTACTATGAAAGGTTCAGAGTTGAGGTATAATACAGCAAAAGAGGTTATGGATGCACTTCACTCACTACAAAGAACCAATTCAAGTAACCGAGAATTGGGAAAAGATAATCACAAAGCTTCGTGAATATCGTAATGAACAAGGTATAAGCCAAGAAAATTTAGCCTTTGACATTGGATGCGAACCAAGCCTTGTTCAAAAATGGGAGACATATGTACGAGTGCCATCAGGATTTATGTTTAGTTGCTGGCTTGATGCACTTGGACTAGGTATTAGAATTGACAAGCTCAAATAAAAGAAAAGGAACTTACCATGAACATTGGTGGGTAAACATACTTAACCTTTGGGGATGGCAAGCAAGACGACAACCTTTATCTGGTCAGCTTGCCGACTTTCCTGGTGATGTTGAAATCACTGTTCTTAATGAACGATTAATTGTTGAATCAAAATACCAAGCCAACGGCAAAGGTTGGTCATTCATACATAAAATTCTCCACAAAAAAACACAAGGCTATGAACGTGATGTTCTTGTAATGAAACAAAGATCAGGTGATGCCTATCTTTGTGTCAATATTAACAATGACAAAGCACTTGCAATTTTAAGGAGAAAACTTAATGAAAGTATTGATAGGTTGTGAAACATCAGGCGTTGTTCGAGAAGCTTTTATCGATCAAGGTCACGATGCTTGGTCATGTGATGTCCTCCCATCAGATGTACCAACAAACAAACATATCCAAGATGATGTACTAAATGTTCTGAGGTCAGACAGCTGGGATATGCTTATGGTCGCTCATCCACCTTGCACTCGACTTTGTAATTCTGGTGTAAGGTGGTTGAGTAAACCACCACCCAACAAAACACTTAAACAAATGTGGAATGAACTTGAAGATGGTGCTAAATTATTTTCAGAACTTCTTAATGCTGACGTACCAAGAATTGCTGTAGAAAATCCAGTAATGCACAAACATGCAAAGCAAAGGATAGAAAACTACCAGCCATTTTCTCAAAGCATACAGCCTTGGCAGTTTGCAACTGACGACGACAGTTCAGACAACGTCAAGAAAAGAACCTGTCTTTGGTTAAAAAACCTACCAAAATTAATACCAACAGGAAATGTCGACGGCAGTACAGCCAGAGATGAATGTCATAAAGCAGCACCTTCTAAAAATAGATGGAAGATACGCAGTAAATTCTATCATGGTATCGCAAGAGCCATGGCAATCCAATGGGGAGATATGAACTATGTCTAACGTAACTATATCAAAAGAAAAAGTAACTATACCAGCAGAGAAATGGGTAGCAATGTATGCATCAATATCCCACTTCGTTTTAGAATACGCATCACTTGATACTATTTATATGGAAGATGAAAATGGTGATGTAGTTTTTACACCTGAAAAACAAAATCAATTCAATGACATTACAGATTCTATTGAAAACATTTTATCAGTGTATCTAACTAAAGGAGAGATATAAAAAATACCCTAGCGTTGCGACACACTAGGGTTTAGGTAGCAGAGCGAGGTAGCTCTTGATGGGAGTCAATTAAAACATACATGATGCATAAATGCATTACAAGTTTTAATACAAAGTAAAGGAAATCAAATGAGTTTTGAAAGACATATGGCAACAATGAAACTGGAGTTAAGCGACGGCATTATGAAATGGATATTAATATGTCTTGCTGATTGTGAGAAT